GTGCGCGAGACACAATCGAATATGGCTTTCAGAGAAGGACATTGCGAGTGGGACGAAGATTTACTTGCGTAGTCTGAAGAATATATCTAAGATAAATATTAGATGATATTTGCATTTCTCACTTTATTAGCAGCATTAGGGCTTGCAGCAGTCGCTGGTTGGTTTTCTATTATAGGCATTATGGCGATTTATGCCGGCGCGCCACTTCACGCATTAGTAGCAGGAATAGTTATTGAATGTGGTAAGATAGTTACAGTTAGTTGGATCTACCGAAATTGGCTCTTCACAGATTGGAAAATACTAGCACCACTTATATTTCTATCTGCGATTATTATGTCGACAACAAGTATTGGGGTGTATGGATTCTTATCTAAGGCTCACTTAGAGCAAGGTGCATCAACTTTAGACAATGGTGCTAAAGTAGTAAGACTAGAAGAACAAATCTCGCAAGAAAAATCGAAAATTGTAGACAACCAACGTGTGATTGATCAAATGGATGCCACAATTAAGTCTTATCTCGATAGCGGCGCAGCCGCTAGGTCGATTTCGGCAAGAAATAAACAAAAAGTCGAAAGAGAGAATCTCAGGAAAGATACGGAGGCAATACAGAAACGGATTGACGATATTAGTCAAGAGAGATTTGCTTTACAATCGGAAGTAAGGAAATTAGAATTGGAAGTAGGTCCTATCAGGTATATAGCAGAGCTAATATATGGCGCCGCCGGCGATCCGCAGAAAAACATCGAGTCTGCAATTAGAGCCTTTAGCTCATTGTTAGTATTATCACTAGATCCACTTGCTATTGCACTGTTAATAGCAGCCAACCATACACTTATTAGATTACAAAATGAGAAGAAAGAAAAGGACAGTTCGAGTAGAGGCAATGGACCGGATGTTGCGGGCAGCCTGCAAACCCCTGGCGATCCTGAACCGGAAAACCGTTCGGGAAATCCGGAGAACCGACAAGATAATGAGACAGTCGCACAAGTCGAGGAGCCTGTCCAACTTCCGCAGATACCAGACAATATTACAGAAACTCGCAAGGCAGACAAAGACGCCGAGGTACATGTTCCGATATATGAGCGGTCATTGGAAATTCTAAATATAGACGCGGTTGACCCAACCCCGGCAAAGATTACTATAATCGAATTACCTTCGCCCGTGTTAAGAAACCCGGAACCGAGTCTAGTAGGGAACAAAATCGCTACTGCATTACAACCAAAGAAATCGACTGCGCCATGGTTACACCAGGGGCACATATTGGACGAATTGCTCGGAACCCAGTCACATTTCATACCTCAGAAATTAGCCGAGGTAAGGGCCTCGCAGCCGATCCCTGCACCAGTAAAGAAAACTCCACCCGAAGTATTAAGTTGGTTAAAAGAATTTAAGAGGACATAATATGGGAAATAATGACATTATTAGGGAAATCATTACTTGTTCGTTTTGCAAAAAGGGCAGGCACGAAGTAGATCAAATGGTAGAAGGTCCTGTAATGGATACAGAGAATATCTACATTTGTAATGAATGTGTTGACATGACTTACGATATACTTCATCATGAAGATACCATTAAGCTAGAGAAAAAGAAAACTACACAAATCTACACACCCGAGCAAATTAAGAAATTTCTAGATGAATACATAATTGCACAAGATGACGCAAAGATTGCCATATCTGTAGCAGTACGAAACCACTATAAGCGAATAAGTGACAAGTCGGGCGTAGAAATTGATAAATCAAACCTTCTTATGGTCGGGGAATCCGGCTCTGGCAAGACATTAACAGTAAAGACTATTGCAAAACTATTTGATTTGCCATACGTTATAGCAGACGCAACTACATTGACAGAAGCAGGGTATGTAGGGGAAGATGTAGATAGTTTGATAAAGAGATTAATTTCAAATGCAGACGATGACATAGAAAAAGCTAAGTTCGGGATTATCTTCATTGACGAGATAGATAAAAAGAGCAGAAAGAGCGAATCCTCTACTATTAGTCGAGATGTATCCGGCGAAGGCGTCCAACAGTCATTGCTGAAGCTTATAGAAGGCACAGTTCTGAAGATCGAAGATGAATATGGCGAAATGGTCGATTTTGATACAAAGGATGTACTGTTCATTTGTAGTGGTGCATTTGTCGGACTAGATGAGATTATCAGGAAAAATAGATCAAAGTCTGGAATTGGATTTGGAGCACCATTGCAGACCAAGACATTATTCTCCAATATTGTTAAAACAGCAATACCGTCCGACTTTGTCAAATATGGTTTAATACCGGAATTTGTCGGTCGCCACCCAGTTGTAGTTGTATTTGATGATTTGTCAGAACAGACGCTGCTCAGAATCCTAAAAGAACCTAAAAACTGCTTAGTAGACCAGTTTAAAGCATTATTTAAGTATGATGGGGTGACTTTAGAGTTTGATGATAAATACCTACTGAATGTATCAGCAGAATGTTTGAAACAGAAAATTGGAGCAAGGGGTTTGCGTTCGATTATGGAGAAGAATCTCCTGGCTGTTCAATTTACTTTGCCGAGATTAGCGAAAGCCGGCGTTACCAAAATTTATGTTGACGCAACCGGGAATATTAAACATGTATACAAGGCAGAAAAACGAGCAAACGATGAATAATAGAGATAACCGCAGAGTCCGAGGACTCGTTGTAGAAGTCAGAAATGACGACTTTGGAAGAGCGTTACGCACTTGGTCCAAGAAGGTCCAAGATTCGGGCCTGCTCAAAGAGGTCAAAGATCGTATGTCCTACGAGAAGCCAGCTGTATTAAGACAGCGCCTTAAGAAGCAAGCACGTAAACGCTGGGAAAGAATAGTCGAGGACCAGATCGAGAACGGCGCCTGGCTCAAAGACAAAAAATACTAAGCACTACTATATAGTGTATGCAAATAGGCTCTACGGAGCCTGTTGTTTTGGCTCTGATTGCATACGTTTTATTGGCATAACTGCTATAATAGGTGATAAATAAAAATGCACAGTGCCAATTATGGACTGTGCATTAACTTGCTTAATAGGAGTATTTTATGCCTAAAGATGGATTTGATAAATTGTACGATCGTCTCGACTCACTAACAGTTGGCTTCAGCCCAATATTCAGAGAATTTCAATATGCCGTTACCGGCTATCCTCCACACAACATTGTACAGGGTTATGATAACAATTATGTCCTGGAACTTGCAGTTGCAGGATTCAAAAGAGAAGAAATTGCAATTGAGGAACTAAAAGGTGTCCTAACAATTACCGGAACTAAAACAGACAAAACTAGCGAGTACCAGGGAAACTATCAATTCAGGGGAATAGGACAAAGATCTTTCACCAAGTCCATCAGGCTTGCGGAATACATCAAAGTTGTCGACGCAAAATTGGCAGATGGATTACTATCTATTAATTTGCAGAAGAATGAACCCGAGGCCGATAAGCCAAAAGTAATTAATATCTTTTAAACTACTTGACTTTTGACCACGGGCAGTGTATTATTAAGGATACACATGACCCGGGGTTTATTTATTAATGATTAGTTTTTACGTTTATGCATATATTAGATCGAGCGATTCTATAACAGCAAAGAGCGGAACACCATATTATATAGGAAAGGGTTCTGGAGACAGGGCGTATAGAAAGCATGTCGGCGTTTCTTTACCTAAAGATAATACTAAAATTGTGTTTTTAGAGACGAATCTGACTAACTTTGGGTCTTTGTGTTTAGAACGAAGAATGATTAAATGGTACGGAAGAAAAGATTTGGGAACTGGTATTTTACATAATAAGACAGATGGAGGGGAAGGATCTCCCGGTGCTATATTTTCGGAAGAACATAAAAATAAACTTTCTATTGCATTAACGGGCAGAATATTCTCAGATGAGACTAAAGAGAAGATGTCGATTGCACAAAAAGGAAAAATGCATTCTCCGGAACATATGCAAAGGATGTCGAATATTAATAGGGGAAATAGTCGATCAAAGGAAGTTAAACTAAAGATTTCTAAAAGCCATATGGGTAAAAAGCAGGGGCCGCATACGCAAGATCACAAAGATAAAATATCAAATGCATTAGCAGGTCGTTCGAAATCTGAAGATACAAAGAATAAAATGAGAATAGCACAACAATTACGTAGATCATTAACACACTAGAAATAAGGGAAAACAGAATGTCAGATATAGAGATTATCGAGAGAGTTGACGAAACTATTAAAGTTTTGATCCCGAAATTATACAAAGTCCTGTTGCACAATGACGATTCTACCACGTTTGAATTTGTCATATCCATTCTGATAACAATCTTCCATAAGGACATGGAAGAAGCAGTCGAGATTGCGAAATCTGTCCATGTGAATGGCCAGGGTATTGCTGGTGCACCATATACATTGGAAATCGCACAGGAAAAGACAACCGAGTCGGTTGCTTATGCTCGCGCAAACAGTTTTCCATTAACTGTGACATACGAAGAATTATAATAATAAATATCCTGTAATACAGGAAATAAATGTCCAATATATTAATACCAATCAAATCTTTTCTCGGAAAATATTACTCGGAACTCAATTACTCTTCTATACAGGACAAGTATTCTGGGACAAAAATCGACACCATATTTGATCAACGCTTCCTGATCCAAAGCAATAAAGCACAGATGATTATCGATCCATCCCTTGATGGATTAATTGTAACTATTTCCGGAAACGAAATTCAAATAAGTAAGCAATTGTACGATCATCCGTCTGTTGCTGTTACGAATTCTCTGGAAAATAAAGATCAAGCTACTAACCCACGAAGTCTCTATAACCCCGAAACATTCTCGACATTAGCATATCTTGTTTGCCAAAATCATACGATGTTTCAGATTACAGGGGAAATGGATGAACCCATTTATGTCAGATACAAATCCGACTTCGAATCTTTTTATAATTCGATTGTTGTATTTGAGATAGGCCCTGGACTCGGCATCGAAGTAGTTGAGGAAATTGAAAGTTTTGGTGCTCTAAATAGTGTTACGAATTATGTGCTACAGGATAGTTCGAATCTAAAATTATTAACAATTTATAATAACAACAAATCGGCAATTTCATTTGTATATCGAAATATTATTGCAAGAGAAAATTCAAAATTCTTTCATAAACTTATGGGTAAAGGTTCGTCTAACGTCTTAGATGAAAATAAGATAATACATGCCCCAGGCTCGAAGTCAGAATTTTTAGGAATAGTTAAATCGAATGGACAAAATTTCCATTCTGTCTTGTCTGTGTATCCAGAAACAATGGATTATTCTGTTGTTGTCAGTTATAAAGATATCCTAATGGGGAAAGCAGATGTAACTTTCTTTCCGGTTGTCGTTGGCCTGGACGCGTCGCCAGATTCATCTATATCTGTATCTGACATAGAAATCGATGAACTGAATGATAAAACAGCGATAGAAATACATACATACATCGAGGATTTGGTAGACAGAATGGTATTGGACAGAATAGCGGGATCGGTTCGTTTCTACGACTATAAGTCGAAGTTTTTAAAATTGCCATAAATAGTATTGGCAGAGATAGAGAATTATAATAAAAATCTAGGAGAAATTATGTATAAAATTACGCACATTGATCAACTTGGGACAGATTACACAGTATCTGATCAATCAGGAAAGATAGTAGGCTCCATCCAAGTAATCCCTCACTCTGAAATTCTAGACGCCGCTTTGGGCCCCTATACGGATGATTTTAAGACAATGCAAAATTACCTAGCAAAATCTATCGAAGTTCTTGCAGGATATGAAGATGTAGATCCCCATAGTATCTTTTGGTATTCCACATCTGAAGAAGAAGCTTCATTACCGGAATTAATAGAATTCGCAATAAATCATGGCTATAATAAAATTATTATGGAACACCTTGAAGAATTAGAATAACTGTGTTATAATAATATTGCCCTATTAGCTCAGAAAAACAAATAGCCTCTAGACACAAGGCGGCGCCGCCTCCTCTATGTTGTCTTAGTTACATTATAGAGAGCAATCAGCACTTAACTGATAGGTCGGTGGTTTGAAGTGTTCCATCATAGGGCCTAATATATGAAATTAGAAAAGAAATGTACATGGATTGGGGATGGTGAAAAATGTCATCAGCCCACTATATTTGGAAAATCATATTGTGAAAACCACTATGACAGGATGTATGACACTTATCTCCCAGAGATGGCAACATACATATTGGATAGAGAACTTAAGTTAATTGAGTAGAGCGTAAGGGTCTACCTAATGTAAATCCATTAGGGCACGATTCGGATACGGGAATTAGCTTTTGTCTTATGCCATCATTTATCCAGTATTTCTTTTCTGAATTTTTCTTAAAATCGCCATGATTCTGTAATCTTCCTATAACGAATCCATCTGGTATTTTATTGATTTCCTGTATCCTGATATTTTTTATACCATTATTATAATATGTCAATTTTTGATATTTATGATATTGTGTATGACCAGGATAAAATCCAATCGGAATAATATCATTCTTACCGGTACAAAGATTTTTTAATCCATCGGTGATCCATCTCTTATCCTTATTGTGTTTTTTGTGAATTGATCCGAAGATATATTCGTCCGGTATATTATCTTCTATTGAAAAATATTTGTCCCGTTTACCATTATTATAGCATTTTTTATCTTTAACTGATTTAGATGAACAAATTATAAATCCAGTAGGAATTTCTGTTGAAAATTTAATAATAGTTCCGTTTGTTATTCTATGTTTACCTTTTATCGGATGTTGTATTATTCCTGCTTGTAATAATATATAATATTTCGCAAGATTTAAAGAACCTGTTCCACGATGTAGATTTATATTTAATGGATCATTAAAGTTTTCTTCTATCAACCTCTTCTCATCTAATATAGCACTTTCTATGTCTGTATAGGTAGAAATAATTTTATATGTTACATTATTATCTATTTTTAATAAATTCTTTACGGTGTTAGAAGATGAGAAATAGATATTACCGAGTTGAAAAGGATGAGCACCTTTCTTATAACAGGATCCAATATAAAAATATCCGGTTTTATTAAAGGTTATTTTGTAAGTGAAGGGTGTTGACATATGCAGGACTTTATTATATAATTATTTATCAGTTGTGCGGTGTGGCAGACAAAACATAGATAACATATTAGGAATATATGAATAGCGGAATTTTAACTATATTAAATGAAATCGGGGCTAATTCTGCCCGCACATATAAGATTAATGTCATTACCAAACATAAAGATAATGAATTATTTAAACGGACACTATTTCTTACGTTAGATCCTTATACAAACTTTTTTATACGAAAGATACCCGAATATAAAGCAACAGGAGCAAAGAATCTAGACTGGGCATTAGTTGAGCTTGAAAAGCTGTCGAATAGACAACTCACTGGTCACGCAGGTATTGAGCATCTTCGAAATATTCTATCTAATCTTATCAGTGACGATGCTATTGTTGTTGAGCGTATTATTGGTAAAGATTTACGAGTTTCTGCAGCGGATGGTACAGTCAACGAGGCAATAAAAGATTTCATTCCAACTTATCCGTGTTTGCTTGCACGACCATACGAAGCAAAAAACATTAAGAACATTGTTTACCCGGCATACAGCCAACTTAAAGCAGATGGTGTTCGAGTAAATATTCACGTAAATGGCTCCGGTATTACATTCTGCGGACGCAGTGGCAAAGTAATGGATCTGCTGAACACACTAGACTCAGACTTCGAACAACTTGGAACTAACTTTTCCACACCTGTTGTATTCGACGGCGAATTAGTTGTTATGGGTCCAGATAGTAAATTGCTTTCCAGGAAAGTTGGCAACGGTATTATCAACAAGGCCATAAAAGGCACGATGTCTGCCGAAGAGGCTAAGATGGTCCGTGTCCAGCTTTGGGACGTTATTCCTGCGGATGAATTCAAAGCTAGAAAATCCAAGGAAGAATATACAGATCGATTCAATAAACTGATTGCTGCAATCAAGACTGAGACGGATAAAATTACTCCGGGAGACAGGACTGCGGCAGCATTAAAAGGCACTGGCTTCACTTATTGGGTTATTCCATGGCGAATGGTCAATAACTTAGAAGAAGCACAAGAGCACTTCGAAGAAATGCTTTCCATCAAGGAAGAAGGTACGATTCTCAAGAATGGATGTGCATTCTGGGAAGATACAAGAAGTAAGCATCTTGTAAAGCTTAAATCTGAAAAAGATTGTGATTTGGAAGTTATAGGCTGGACTGAAGGTAAGGGTAAATTTGTTGGAATGGTTGGTAGCTTATTGTGTGCATCAAGTGATGGACTTGTGGAAACAAATCTTAGCGGATTTACAGATGATGTAAGAAAAGACATTACTGTGCGGATTAAGGAAATAATGGGTACCATTGTCGCAGTGCTGTATAACGAGCGTATTAGTGATAAGAGCCGACCTGGAGTAGATTCACTGTTCCTTCCACGATATGCTGAATTTAGATATGACAAGTCGATTGCAAACTCTTCGAAAGAAATCAAATGAACAAATATGAAGCAATACTCGCTGGTGTAATAATTACACTAATAATTGGGTTCTTTACTTCCTGTTCGTTTCAGAACAATGACTGTAGAAAAGAGGCAATAAAAGCTAATGTGGATCCAATATTAATTAGAACTATTTGTCGATAATCCACTATAGCACCATTGGCACCCTCGGGTGCCTTTTTTTTGACTAAAAATACTGCCTTACTTGATAAATAAGTATATTGAACAATGAGGAGCCAGAAATGGATCAAAGAGACGAATTTACAAAATGGATGTCAGCAGTAGAGGAAGCATTAACAACCGAAGGGATGTCAGACTTAGAAGAAGTTGTTCCACACGGAAGTGAATGCGGATGCGGGGACTGGAATTGTCCGGCGTGTTTCCCAGAGCAGGCACCAGTCCACGGAATGGCAATGGCCCCACAAATGGAACCAGCAATGGGAATGACAGCAGGTGGACATGCTTGCCCTTTATTTGGAGAAACACATGGCGACGATCATGAACACAGCGATGAAGTGGACTTAGTTGATGTCACTATGGACGAAGATGACGATGCTGTGGCAGCATTTATGGCCAGTGGCGGACAAGTTACTAAGTTACCATATATGAATAAAGAAACTCCAGGTAGGTCATTTGCATCAAAGCATATCGGGTCGCAGACCGGGAAGGGTAATATGTCCCAACAGCGGGGAAAGGCCGCCAATGTAAGCTTGCCAAATAATCCTCGCACAAAACCTGTTGTAGGCGAAGAGCCAGAACATATGATGGACGAAGAACCAGGCTCAGTTGAAAAACCACGTTCG